CGGCACTTTTTATACAGCTTCTCACGCTGTTCCTGACTGACGGCCCATCAAAACGCCGGGTGCGTACTCACCCTCTCTTTTATATTTACAACAAATTGAGAGTAATACGCACACCATTCCGGCTTCATAATACCAGTTATAGCAGGGTGGTCTAGTTCCTGCAAGCAGTTGAGGCCATCCAGGTATGCCTCAATGCTCAACTGGTCTTCTGGTGACAAGTGAAACAATCTATCCATTAGGTCTCGAGACTCCGGATCTATTGACAGATCTTCGTTCTCGACTCTCAGATATTCATGGTTCCACTCAGAAGGGGCACAGCCCCTCCCATATCTGCGCGTGCCTTCACGGCCCACGCATCTATATACATAGTTCACCAGGCTCCTCACAAGAGGACAATGCGGGACTTCCGCACGGAGCGAGTCAGCCTTCGCTCTCAGCAGAGAATCCCTCACGGCCTTGCCGCCAAAGCGGCACCGTGAATGTGACCAGCCGAACTTGCATAATAGTTCAGCCGGATCCACAACATTGTTTAAGTGCTCCGGGGTGTAATACAATTTACAAAACCCCATTTCGTTGAGGACTTTTCCTTCGACCATTTTAACTTTATGGCCGTACCTTGCAAAGTCTTCGCTAGTTATTTCACCATCAACGGCAAACAACCCGTCATCACCTTCAACGAAACCATCCCACGCCAATCCCTTCTCAGCACAAATTGTCGCCAACGCGATCAAATTCGTGAAACCATTCCCAAGGGATGTGACCATATCTCCCGACATTCGGACTCCATTGACACGAACTCGGACGTTCTTATACTTGATACGATTCACCCCTGGCAGGGTGTGGAGCATATTCAATAGTACATCATAAGCTTTTGTACCTTGCAACATATAGGCGTATAACTGCAGTTCATCACAAGCCATGACCTCGGGCACCACCGATGCCTCGAAGCTGCTATGATCAAATCCATAGTAGCGCCAGTTGCCACCCGTATATCCACCTAGTCTGTCCTGTATAAAGGCCGGGCGATCACAGACTGGGGTATGCTTTATAAAATAAGGCGACGCATACAACGCCTCTTCGATGGCTTTCACCACCGGACCTACTTCACAATTAAAACGCTTGTCAACAGCACTGCCCCTAGGGTGAATGCCTCTAGGATATTTGAATGAGGCATAACACTCTTCTTTAATGAATCCAGATACGGACTCATTACGAGGTTCCAGTGCGTCCCAGCGTTGGTGAGAAGAGTCGTAAACCAGCTTCTCACGCTCAGTGTGGTTAATTCCTGCCAACCAGACTTCAAAGTCTGGAATATCTGCATCAGTAATTGGATTGAACTCTGCACGCAGGAACTCACGAGCGATACGACGCCGGAAACGCATAGCTCTAGTGCTAATGCTAGGGAGCACAGCACCAATGCGCTTAACCACTGCGGCGTATTGATTAATTGCGGAGTGAGAATCGCAAATTGGCAAGCCTGCGCCACGGACATTGCAACCAAGAGAGACTTGCATAAACTGTCGGAGGGGCGCAATAGCTTGAGGAGTATAACGAATAACAATATCAGGCTTAGTTGCGTCAACAGGTTCCAACTGCACTTCATTAACGAAATACCCAAATCCGCACAGCCTTCCAACCTCAGCCCTGGAACAGACGAGGAAGTCGCGTGAAAATTTCGGGTCATTCTTTGAACCTGTGCCTGATGCCACATGATGAAATACTCAGCAGTGTCGAATAAAATCGAACTTCGCCCGCCACAACCAGCTATTTCCGCATCGCAGAAATTGATTGTCGAGCACCTTTTGAGCAGTTCAGTGGTGTCATTCATACTGGGTGTCTCTAACTTGGAAAACCGGTTCGTGAGTTCACGAACACCGGCCGCAGACACCGTGAGGACCCTATCTTCTTCAACGCCGTGATGAACGACGTTGTACAGATTTGGGTCCTCTTTTTGCAAGTGTGAGTAATGGTGGTTCACCGGACGCAGATCACTACGTCCCGCCGAGAGTGGCGCGATCACCTCCATTACTTTGGGTCTTGCTCCCAGCACCTTCGTCAACGCAACAACCCCATCCAAGAGGGGGTGCTGCGCGGGTGCCACGCCGATATGGCCAAACAACTTATTCGTAACCGTGTAAGCTGTCCGGACATAAGAGCATACTCGTAGTATGCTCGTAGCCCAATCATAATATGAATCTGAGACTTCAGGCAGTCGGTACACAGCGTCCACTTTCTGCGTACGCATGTGATCGAGCAGTTCATTCACCTGATTTGCTGTTTCCGTTTTTGTCTCAGCATATTTCTGGGCCTCGGCCATGAGCCGAATCGCTGGTTCGACATCTTTGACCACCGCTTTCAATGCATCATTCTGGCCAGCCAAGACTTGTACGTCCTTGACGGCCTGCTGCGCGATGGCATGGTCATTACCAGCTCTCCTGTCACCCTTGGACTTACCCTTCCAAGGGGCCCCGCATTGTCTGCACGTACCTGGTACGAAAACAAGCGGGTGTGCGGTGAAATTTCCGCCGCACCTCCTACACTTCCGGACTTTGCCTTGTCCGGATCCTCCGTTTTGGGCACCCTGGCGGGACCCTTCACGATCGGCTATTACCCCCGACGAAGCGGCAGCGCAAGGAACGGCCTTGCTCGCAGGTTGGGCATCCACGTGTTTGACGTCTACAGATTGGTCAGCTGGCTTTTCAGGGCCAACCTTCTTCTCCGTACCGGACGTCTCACACGATGATGGCAATCCAACAACTGCTACTGACACTGTGTTCGAAATTTGTGTGTTGTGACTCATAGTTGATTTCTGCAGGGTTCAACGCCCCAAGTGAGCAACTTGCTCACCACAAGCCGCGCCTACTGTTAGTTCGAGGCGCGGATCCCCAGCGAAGGCGTACGATCGCAGGATACACTTGCAGCAAACGACTCATTAAATGAGTGGAAATC